TTTACAAACTTTCCAGAAATACAGTATCAGATGGATGACGGTAAAGTCATTTTCATCAAAGATTTTTTTCGTAAATCTAAAATAGAACAAGATGCAGTAGCTTCTATTATTAATTATACAACTTATGAGATAGCAGATGGCGATAGACCAGATGTAGTTGCAACAAAGTTATACGGCAGTCCACACTTACATTGGACATTTTATCTAGTAAATGATTTTGAAAACTATTATGATTGGCATAAAGACCAAAACACATTTGAGAGATATATAGATAAAAAATATCCAGGACAAATTGCAATCGCAAATGCATCAACAGACATAGTTGCTAGAAAAACTGGTGCAACTGATTCATCAAATAAATTTTTATTAGGTGAGAAAGTGACAAGTGCATCAGGAACAGGCAGAGTTATATTAGTTGAACCCGAAAAGAAAAGAATTGCAATAGACGGAGAAGGATTTGTTGCAAGTGAAACAATAACAGGTGCAGTATCAACTAAATCATTTACACCAGTATCAGTAATAAATCATAGAGATGGTGTATCATATTACAAGAATGGAAATTTAAGAAAGAATGAAGAGTCATCAGGTTATACATCGGTAACTTTATATGATGACGAATTTGAAAAAAACGAGGCAAAGAGAAAAATAAAAATCATCTCACCAAACATTATCAGCAATGTTGTAAGACGATTTGAACAAGTAATGAAATCATGACAGTCAATGTTCAACAAGGCGAACTTGTTGTTGACTCACTATCAATAGTCAATTCAGAAAAAGAATCTGTTGATGTATTAGGGTTATGCAACAACATCACAATATTTGAAGGAATAGATAAACATTTTTTATCTGGTCGTATTACTATAGTTGATGGTCTTAATATATTAAAAAATTATAAACTCTCAGGTCAAGAATCTCTCACAATCAAAATAAGACAAGTAGAAGGACAAGGCGAGTTTTCTCGACCAGAATTTTCTATAGATAAAGTTTTTAGAGTCTATAGTGTGACAGATGTAAATAGAAATAATCAGAATATTCAAACATATGTTTTACATTTTATAGACCCAAAATTTTTCACATGTCATAAAACAACACTAAGCAAAACTCTTCGTGGCACATACTCAGGAATGTTATTGAAAGTATTGCAAGAAAACGCTGGGTTTAAAAATTTACCAAAGACTGCATTTGATAAATGGGACGAATCAGAACCAGAACACAATCAGTTTATAGTTCCTAATTGGAATGTAAATAAGTTTATAAAATTTGTTTGTGATACAGCAGAATTTAAAGGCAATAAAACATTCAAAAATAGTATGTTCTTTTATCAGACATTAAATGGTGAATTTAGATTTGATAGTTTTCAGAGTATGACATCAAGAGAGTTTCCTTTAAGATTTTCATTTATGCCTAGAAATAATATAGACCAAACAGACGAAGATATTAATAAAGAAGGTTCTGGTTTAAATACACAAATACTAAGATATAAACAACCACAAAGATTTAACACTATGAAAGGTTTAGTTCATGGCGCATATGCATCTAAATTAAAAACTTATGACCCTGTTAGAAAACTAGAAGAAGAAACAATATATTCTATATCAGATGTTTTTAGTAGAGGTAATGAAGACGGTCATGTATCTTCTCACCCTATGATAAGACCATCAGATTACGAAACTACATTTAAAGCAAGTGAGTTAGTTTCATCTACACAAAGTCCAGATATATCAGAAGAGTTTGTAGACTTACCACCAGACCAATCATATGATTCGAAGATATTGTATAGAGTTAATATGACTAATTCTTTTTCAGATGAGGCGAAGTTAATTGATGCATCAGAGGGCAAACAAATCACACAACAACAAGGACAAGAATATAGAGACTCAGGTGATTTAGAAAGACAAGCATTGTTATCATTGTTTGAACAAAGTTTATTAAGTGCGACTATACCATTTAGAAGTGATATATCTGTAGGCACAGTTGTTAATTTAGATATACCAACACCAGAAATGAAGACCGATTCTACACCTACTGATAAGATGATGGACGGAAGATTTTTAATAGGTAAGATTACTTACAGTATATCTCCTATCGAAAACTTTGGCACAATCACAATGCAATGTATAAAAGAAAGTTATGGCGTAGATTTAAAAGAGTATCAACCAAAAGAAGAAGATAATGTTGGACCAGAAAAATTATGATAAATTATTGTTATGGCATAGTAGAAGATAGAAATGACCCATTGAAGATTGGTCGTGTGAGAGTTCGTGTTCACGGATATCATACAGACAATAAGGGTGATATTGCAACACCAGACTTACCTTGGTCTCATGTTATCATGCCAGCATCTACTGCTGGTCTAGGTGGGTTTGGTAATCAACACAATTTAGTAGAAGGCACAACAGTCTTTGGTTTCTTTAGAGATGGTGATATGCAAGACTTTGTTGTATTAGGTGTTCAACAAGGTATATCTCAACAAGGTTATAAAGAAACAATTACAGATGAACTTTTATTAAGAAGTGTAGATAAAGGTTTCAATGACCCAAGAAGAAAAACTCAGGCAGAATACTCAGGCACAGCAGATGGTTTAAATCCACCAAGTGCGCCTAATAGACCAAACGAACTTACTTCATCATTAGATACTGCACCTCATTTACTAAAAAATCCAAACATCAAATATGATGGCACAGGTTCAGTTAGAGAAGAGTTTACAGAGGCAGACAAAACATTACCATATTATCCTTTAGTTAAAGATGCAACAGACTTAAATGTATTTACAACAGGTGATGCGAAGTATGATTCTAGAGATATGAGTTCAATTATTGATGGTGCTAAATCAAATGCAACACCATTATACCCATACAACAAAGCACATTATACTGAATCAGGTCACATAGTAGAATTAGATGATACTAGAGACAATGAGAGAATATCAGTAGAACATAGAACAGGAACTTTTTACGAAATAGATAAAGATGGTAATGAGATTCATAGAGTAGTAAATGATAGATATACAGTTATATGTAAGAATGATGAAGTGTTTGTCGGCGGTGATGTTAAAGTAGTAGTTAAAGGTGATGCAAAGATTCAAGTCACAGGTAAAGCAAACATAACATCTAAAAAACAAATATCGCTTACATCACCTATAATCAAAGCATATGGTAACACAATTGGTTTTAATTCATAATGACAGTCCCAATACCAGCGATACCAAGTTCATTTCCTTGCCCGACAGATGACATTTTTAGTTTACCTACTAAAGACGATTTAGTCAATGGTATAACTGATATTGCAAAAATACCTAGTGACCTTAGAGTATTTTTAGTTCAAGTTGGTGACCAGATAACAGAAGAGGCAAAACAAGAAATAGAAGATACAATCGAGGACATTGAAAAGTTCATAGAAGACCTTGGCGATTTACTATCGCCATATTGGGAAAAAGGAACTGTAAGAGATTGGCGTAAAGAAGCTAATGATGCGATTACAGAATTGATTCAAGAGTTTCATCTTTATATACCGACAAAGATTGCAGAATTAGTTTCTAAATTAACTCCAATAAGTTTGACTATAAGCATTATGGGTTTAAGTATTGACATAACTCAAATCTTTAATAAAGAATATCAACAAACATTGAAAGACCAAATTGGTGGTATTACTCCAGATTTCAAAAAGAAACTAGCAGAACTTCAAGAAGATTTTCAAAATGACAAAATAAGTTTTGATGAATACGAAGAGAAGATGCAAGAGTTGATGGAAAGTAAAAGTAAAATCATCGATAAATTTTTTGCATTTATACCAGAGAATCTTAGAGGGTTTGATGCTAAGTTTGGTGTCAAGTGTGATGAATGGAAAGCAAAGATGACATGGCAGTATATCAAAACTAAGATACAAGAATTCTTAACAAATGGTTTACATGCGGCTTTTGGGGCACTCATAGATTTGTTTGAAGAGGTATGGGATGCTCTAAACTTAGACGCTCTCGTATCTTTATTTGTTAAACCGGATGTTGGTGCATTAATAGATGCCATAGTAGAAACTCTCAATGAAAAGAGAAAGAAACTATTAAAAGAATTAGAAGACCCTTTAGTGTCAGATGAAAGAGTTGCAGAAATTCAAGCAGAACTAGATGAACTAGGCACAACAATTAGAGATAAGATAATGAACTTTTCACTCTTTGGGTTTAGTATAAAATCAATCATCGGTGATGTTAAAGAAGAGGCAAAGTCTTTAGAAGAGGCAGTATTAGAAATGAAACTCGCAATGGAAGATTTTGTTCAAAACTGGCAGAAAAAACTTTTGATGGATTGGGTAAAGAAAGTTAAGAAATTTTTTGATAAAATAGGATTAAAAAAATTATTTAGTTTTTTAAGTTTAACATTTTGTGATGTTTTAAAAATCTTAGGATTTCCTTTTGACATAAATGTCAAAACACCAAATATTACAGGAGTGACAACACCTAAACAAACTGATACAACTGATACATCAACAGTTTCTACAGATAACACGCCACCAGTTGGCGCAAATGGTTATTAGTTGTTATAAATAGATGTATGGCAAACAGTAGAGATTACACAACCCCAAACTCAACGAATACTGCAATTAAAAATGAGTATTCAGATTTAGATATTTTGTTTACAGCACACCCTATATCAGGAGATGTCACTACAAAAAAAGATTCTGATGCAGTTAAAAGGTCAGTTAGAAATATTTTACTTACAAATAATTACGAAAGACCTTTCAAACCAAACTTTGGTGCAAATCTAAGAGCAATGTTGTTTGAACTACAAGGTGTCGGTTCAAGTAAAGCCATAAAAAGGGATATAGTAGAAGCTTTGGTAACTCTAGAACCTAGAATAACAAATATTAATATTGTATTAGGTGAAAATAACAGAAACAATGTAGATGTAAAAATTTCATATCAGATTAAAAATGGTTTGAAAAGAGATGCAATAGATTTTACAATAAGTAGGGTACGATAATGGCAATTAAAAGTTCACAAATAACAGCAACAGACTTAGACTTCGATAAGATTTCTGATAACATAAAAACATATCTCAAAGGACAAGAAAAATTTAAAGACTATGACTTTGAGGGTTCAAATCTAAATGTAATTATAGACATGTTAGCATATGCAGGTCATATAAGTGGTGTAAATACAAACATCGCCGCTTCAGAAATGTTCTTAGACTCAGCACAAATAAGAAAAAATGTAGTATCTCGTGCAAAAGATTTAGGTTTTGTTCCTGCATCTGAACAAGCATCATCTGCTCAATTAAATATGAAACTATCAAATGTCAGAAATGCAAACGGCACAATACCTAGTGAAAACGATATGACATTACCTAGAGGTCATAACTTCTCAACTGTATATGATGGTGTGACATATAATTTTGTAAACACCACATCAGTTGTTCCTACAAGAGACAATGTAAGTTTTTCTTATCCTACAGTTGATATAGTTCAAGGTCAATATATAACAGATTCATTTGTATTTGATAGTCAAATTAAAAACTCTAAATTTGTATTGGCAAATTCAAGAGTTGATAGGTCAAGACTAGAAGTGTCAGTAAACTCAAATGGTATTGTATCTAAGTATACATTATCTACAGAGGTATCAACAATCACAAGTTCATCTCGTGTATTCTATGCACAAGAAAATGAAGAAGGATTCATAGAGATATATTTCGGTGACGATGTTTTAGGTCAAGGTTTAGTAGACGGAGATTTAATTAGTGCAACATACATTACAGTAGATGACATACATGCTGATGGTGCAAAATTATTTACAATGTCAGATGCAATCAATGGTTTTACAAATGCAGAAATTACAACACTTTCAAACGCATCTGGTGGTGCAGAAAAAGAAGACATAGAATCAATCAAATTTAAAGCAACAAAATTCTATACATCACAAAATAGATTAGTCACACTCAATGACTACAAAGCAAAAGTAAGTGAATACTATCCTAATGCAGATGCAGTCGCAGTATGGGGTGGTGAAGACAATGACCCACCTGAGTATGGTAAAGTATTCATATCATTAAAACCACAAAACTCAGATTATCTATCAGAGGTCGAGAAAGCAGAAGTCACAACTAAGTTAAATCAACTTAATATGTTGACTGTTAGACCAGTAATTAAAGATGCAGAGATAGTAAAAATTTTACTTACAACTGTTTTCAAATACAATGCAAATGATACAACTTTATCAAAGGGAGAAATAGAAACAATAGTGAGAAATGCAATAGTAAACTTTGATAATACAAATTTAAACAACTTCGATAGTATATTCAGACATTCAAATCTAGTTAAAGATATTGATGCCGCTAACACAGCGATACTATCTAATATAACAAATGTTAGACTACGAAAAAGAAAACAAGTAAACTTATCTAAATCAGAAGGATTTATCATTGAGTTTGGTAATGGTTTCTTCCACCCACATGATGGTCACAATAAAGCATCAGGTGGTATTCTAACAACAACAGGTTTCAAAGTTGACGGAGATTCAGTCAATACATACTTCTTTGATGACGATGGTTCTGGCATAGTCAGACGATATTCGATTCAAGGTGGTGTGAGAGTCTTCGCTGACTTGGCTGCTGGTACCATAGATTATACCAGCGGAAAGATTTCGATTGATGCCATCAAGTTTACCTCAACAGTAAACAGTGACACATCGATAGACTTTACTGTATTACCTAGTTCAGATGATGTTGTTGCAATCAGAGGTTCTTTGATTGACATCAGTGTTGATGATATTAAGGTAAGTGGTGAAGTCGACACCATTAGTAGTGGTGAGAGTAGTG